CAGGCACCCGCTCAAAATCGCTGGCTGTACGTGTTGGTGGTAGGCCACTGCCATTAGCACGTGATAATGCCCAGGTCAACGGATGTTCCTTAGCAATCCAATAAGCTTCGACTTCACCGTCGTCCGTCAGCTCAACGCCACCGAAAACCTTTTGCGCTCCGGTGTAGGTTTCGTCACCCGCCAGCAACCACGGGCTGTCCACGCGGTCGGCCTCGATCAAACGCACCTTGGTATCATAAATCGAGCCTCGCCTTTGCTTCATCGGCAGCAAAGCTAAGACATCGCCACTAATGCATTCGTTGACAAAAGCCAGATCCTGCAGCTGGTAAAAGGTGGAGCGCCGGTTCCAATCGCATTCCACCGTGTCGGCGAAAAGCTCAAACTCATCGCCCAAAAACTTATTCAGATTAGCGCAGATTTCCTTGTTCAAGCCCAGCACCTCGCCGTCCACTTGCGGCATAACCACTAAGCCATTGCCCACCGTGTTCGTCCTCAGCGTGAGGATGGCTGCACCCACAATCGGCGCACCCATAAACAGATCCCGCGAGCGCTGCCTAAGCAGCGGCAGGTTGCAAATGATGTCCTCGTCTGGTGTGCCGCTGGCGGCTTTCCACTCTTCCAGGCCAATCTTGCGCTTGCTCGCCCCGTAATTGCCATAGCCCATCCGGTTGCTTCGGCTAATGCCGTTGCCCAGCACACTCACAAAATTCTTAGGCGAGGACATCGAGCGGTCACGGCTAGTTTTGGTTTGTAAGCCAGCAACAAATCCAGCTTTGCCGTGACCACTACGATTGCGTCCGGAGGAAGACATCATACGTCACACGGAGCAGCCCGCCTTGATTGGATCGCGGACGAATAACCTAAGGCCGCGTTGTTGGCGGCATTAGTCCAGAAGACCAGCAAATCCTGTAAATCCTTCAGCGAAAGTCTCGTCAAGCCTCGGCTTCCTATGTGATATTCCTGGACGCCGCTAGCTAATACCTTGTCTAATGCTGCTACCACGGCATCCCGCCGTTCGACGCAGTAAGCATAAGTCCAACCGCCCAATGGCATAACGGTTTCCCACGGAGCCAATGTACGAAAAATAATCGTCTGCATCGACGGAGCCACGGTTACTGGCTGGGAATATCTAAGCATTTCTCTAGGTTTTCATTAGTTTAGCACGTGCTAATCAGAGGAACAAGTACGAATCTCCGTCCATCTGCACTATTTACGGAAATCATTCAACGAAAAAGATTTCCGCAAATTCCGGCCTCTCTAAGCTTACGATGATAAGCATAATGCTCCTCTATTTGCCTATGTTTATCTGGATTTTTCTCACGCCATCTTTGCTTGGCTTTCCTTTGTGTCCTGTGCCTTTTCAGCCAGGCCAAGGCCGAACCTTGCGCCACGCCGACGCAGTGCAAGGTTACGACTCCGCCTTCTTCGGCCTGCCGCCTAAGGATGTGGCCGGTTTCCTTAGCCAATGCTAGCACATAGTCGGCCTGATGTCGGCACTCCACGGCTAAGGCCTCGCCGGTCCTTAAGTTAGCAATGCTCTCGCGAATATTCATCCTTAGGTTTAGTTACCAAGTCAAAAACTGTTTGTGACAGCTCCATATTTGCCCACATCGTTCTGGGCCATAGCTCCAGCTGCTGTGTTCGCGCCTGATGTGGTTGTGGTTGATTCTTCATTGCTAATTCCTCCGATTGTGTTCGCTGTGTTTGCATGTTTTCTTGCTGGTTTGCCTTGCCGCTTCTCGACAAGAATAGTTTTGCCTAAGCCTACCTCCACCCGTTCGATTCCCTGTTCGTTGAAATGCGTCATCACATCCTTAGGTATTTGCTCCAATCTAACCTTCAAATACTCCAGTGCGGCCCGCGCATAGCACCGCATGTCCAGCGCTTCATTAGCATCGGTGCGGTTCTTGTGCCATTCATAGCGAGCAAAACCGCCCTTGGTGTATTTCAGCACGCGCTGTTCGCTCACTAATTGCTCGAAGTATCCTTCGTTGTAGCCCATGGTGTCCTCGCCATTGATTAGCATCGGCCAGTGGCAAAACCCTGGCCCCGGCCTGCTAATAGCTAAGCGGGCGTGGAATTCATCCTTGAGCGTATCGGTTCCCAGCCTTAGGAGCCACGCACCTTCGCTGCGCTCCCTAGTTTTGCCTCCGATGATAATGCTTTTGCCTACGCCGCCGACGCCCTTGATCGCAAACACGCGTGGTTGCCTTCGCTTGCAATACTGATAAACTTCGGTGGTGCAGTGGCCTCCCGAATCCACAAAGATAATGCGCACCTTGATATTCTGGCCATTAGCATAGCGAAACACTCGGTTGTAAACAAAGCGGTCGATCTGCTCCCACACACCGCTGGTCGGGCTGCGCGGATCGCCCTGAAACTCGCCGGTTTCGATGCCCCAGCTTTCGCGGGCGCGGCCCCAGCCGGTGACATCATAAGCTAAGTAGGTGTCCTGCACATCCACCGCAGCCGTAAGCAGGATGACGCCCTCGGGCACTTCGGTTTGCTCGGCATGGCAAGGGTAAATCTCCCTTCTGTCGTGGTATAAGTCAATCTCCACGCGCTTGCCTAAGACGCGGTAAGGTTTCGCCAGCTTAGTGTTGACGAATACGCGCATTAGCGAATCGTCGCCCATATCCTGCACGCGCTTAGCCTCCTTGTATTCGTCCACCAAATCAATCTGCCAGTCCAGCCAGGGCGAATTGAGGCCACTTAGTCGAAAGCCCATCGTGCTGTTGTGGCTGGGGTTGTCAAAGCGCCAGCGCTCCAGCTCTTCGCCGCGATTGTTCCACTGCCACTGCGTGAAATACTGACCACACTTAGTGCAGCAGAGCGTGGCGCTTTCGAGGTCCATTTGCTCCCACTCCAGGATTTGCCAATGCTGGCACTTAGCATTCGGACAGCAGGTTTCCAGCCAGCCTTGCGAGCTGTCCTCCCACATTTGCGCGATACCGGTTTCCTCCACGTCGTTCGACGGACTGCTAATGAAAATCTCCTTCTTGTCCGGAAAGGTGGTGGTGCGTGCCGACAAAAGCTTAGTCGGATTGCCAGCCACACCCGCATTCTGAATGCAGGCATCCACCTCGTCCATGATGACCATCGGCACGGGCCGCGAGCTTAGACCTGCCGTGCTGTTCGCACCGACTAAGTTTAGAAATCCGCCAGGATATCGTTTCTTCTTGGCGCTGGAGCGATCCACGCCCTGCGCACTGACATCCGAAATCTTAGTGCTCAGCCTGGGAATCATCGTGATCATTGGCTCGAGGCGCTCTCGTGAGAAAGCCTCGGCTAAGTCAATTGTCGGAAACACGACAATCATCGAACGCGGATTGATGTCGATGGTGTGGCCTATGGTGTTTAAGATGGCTGCTTCCGTGCCTCCGCTTTGGGTCGGCTTCAGTAGTACCACCCGCCGACAAAGGTGGCTTGGCGAGCACGCTTGCATCACGGCTCGCATGCAGGGCATTCGCTTAGTTTGCCAGTCGCCTGGCTCCGCCGCAAACTCCGGAGGAATCCGGCGATATCGGTCCGCCCATGAATCGATGGTGAGTTGTGGTGGAGGTGTGAGCGTGTCAAAGGCTGTGCGCCACCAGGCGAAACCGGCTGGCGTGTAGTCGTCCCAATCCTCGATGATGTCCGAGGTTTCGCGAACCTTGTTTACCATGGCTTCGCGCCTGGCCTTGCGAAAATAGTCCTGCTGCTTGCGAGCCTTCTTGATCCGCGAACGCTCGGTTTCGGTGACGTGCTGCCCCTTAAACCTAATATTCGGTGCGGGCCTTCCCCTAACGTGTGTCGGCATCCTTTGCTTCCTCCTCTTCCAAGGTGCGCAGCCAGTTTGGATCAACCACCTTTTCTGGCAAGCTGCGGATTTCGTTCAACAGCCCGAGGGCCAGCTCCCTTAAAAGCGCGGCGGACTGCTTAGCATCCGCTAATCCCAAAAACCTTCGCGCGTAGGTGTTAGGGAGTGCTAGTATCCGCTGGCGCAAGGATACTAGTAAGTAGGCTGCTTGCTTCTCGACCAGCCGCTTCTCGATCAGCTCCTCGCGAGCCTTGGCGAGGTAAAGCTCATCTTGCATCCGTTTGGTGGCGATGGACTTGATGCGCTCCTCGACCAAAACCACGCTAATGCTTGTGCCGCTGCCGTTGGCGCTTTTGGGCGCTTTGTCTGTCGGTTTTGCTGCAGGCGGAACGTAGTTCGCCTTGGCTTTCATGCGATCGATGATAGCCTGCTTGTAGGCGTTGTTAACGTCCTTTTTGCCCTTTTGCTTAGGCTCTACTGGCATGAGGCAAACGCCCAGGTGGTTAAAATACTACTGTTCCTGCGGGCCGGGCCGCGGCGCAGATGAGGCTTAACTTCGCCAGAGAACCTAAAAATGTTTGGCATTTCCATTAGTACCTCCTACTCTATGCTTAGGCATTAGTCCGTACTCCCTAATGCTGGCGATCACGTCACGCGTGCCGCGTGTATCATAGCCAAGCCATCGGTTGATTGCTTCGGCTTCCGTGTGACCAAGCACGTATTGCTTCATTCCATTGGCCAGCGTGATTTCCCATTGCTTGGTCGGCTTGGCCCTGAATCGGGCATGGCTCGCCCGATTCAACGCACGCACCTTGTCCGGAAACCTGGCCCGATACGCTCGCAAGTAAGCCGCCCGTTTTTCCTTGCTTTGCTTGGTTCTCGGGTGCGTCGCCCGATAGGCTTTGTTGTAGGCTCGGAAGTAAGCCCGCCTCTTTTCC